TAACTATAATTGTCCTAAATATTGTTCTCTTGGCCACTTGTCTTTTCTTTCTTTATCTTTAATATTATAAATGATATAATTCATTTTTTATCTTATTTATACGTTCACTTATTTAAACTTACAATTTGCCATAATCTCGGTCAAACAAGCAATTACATTGATTTCATGGTCTGCCACAAAAGCAGCCTTGTATTGGTAACCAGCAATAATAAGTATTGCTTGAGGTACCGATTTAGGATCTAAACTAATTGATAAATGATCATACACACCTCTGAATAAATCAGTGGCATCCATATCTAAATGCTGTATTACCCACTTACGCATATTATCAAATTCTTTTTTATGTAGATAGGACATCAGGTTTTTATAGTCCGTTTCTTTCAAATTGAATAGTATACCACTATCAATCTTACCACGTACTGAATACCTTTGTAATTCGTTAATAGTTCTCCTGAAGTCTGGGTAGTGTTTTTCAATTAATTGAGCTAAGATGTTCTTATCATACTCAACTTCTTGCTCTTTTAGAATAGTTTCTAAACGTTTCATAAAAGACATGGCCGTTTTCTTTACTTGACCATTGGTAACTTTAAAATCAATAACAGTACATCTACTATGTAAAGCAGGTATTATCTTATTCTTATAGTTGCAAGTGAATATAAATCTACAGTTGTTATAAAAACTTTCAATGAAACCTCTTAATGCAGGTTGTACAGACTCAGCGTTCATATAATCTGCCTCATCCATGATAACAACTTTGTGTTTTGATTCTGTATTGAATGATACTGTAGTGGCAAAGTTCTTAATCTTATGCCTCAATGTATCTATTTGACGACCCTCGTCTGAACCATTGATTATGATATAATCTAGGTTTAACTGCTCACACAATGCACGTGCTACAGTTGTCTTACCGGTACCAGCAGTACCAGTTAATAACATATTAGGTAATTCTTTTTTATCTAAAAATTCTAAAAATGTTTTCTTTGTATCTTCTGGTAAGATACAATCTTCAATAGTCTTTGGACGGTATTGTTCCACCCATAAGAAATCTGCCATAATATATACTCCAATTTATTCATTATCTATCACTTGTTAGAGAAAACTTTTTAACGATCTCCTCATCAACTTCATAACCACCTTTTCTAGTAGTCCACTCATCAACATATCTTTCAAAGTCATACTCTTGGATAAAATCCGAAACTCTATCTGATAATTTCATATCAGCGTCAAGGTCATCGGAAGAAGTTATTTTGGTTGCTAGTTCTAATCCTCTTTCAAAGATTGTTATAGTACCAAACTCCTCAATAATATCCTTTAAGGGTATTTCTCTGTTTATATAATGTGTAGATTGGTGATGTTCTCTAGTTTCAAGCTTAATACTTTCAACAGTACTATCTTGATCTTCTTCAACTTGAAGATTAGAGTTCACAAATGGATCGTCCACTTAAAACTCCGAATCAGGTTCTAATGCAATCCAATACTGTACTTGTTTTGCTTTAGAAATAAAACTTGAAATCTTAGCTTTAGATATTGCAACATCATAATCATCTGGTATCATCTTAAAGTTTTCTGACTTAAAGTAAGCATTAAACTTAATGTCTGATTCACCAATTGTTGTAGATACTTCGTTAGATGATTTGTTTTTCTTATCAGTTGCAACTAGTTTAATATTTTTACCATCACCGATAACGGCAACATCTGGTAAGTTTAAAGTAGTAACACCTTTTTGTAACTCAGCAAAGTCATCTTTTTTCAAAGTAAATGTAACATGATTATCTGGCATGTTTATCTTACTAGGTTTAAATACTGTAGATGGATCAGAGAAGTAATACTTAACTTCTTTTTTAGTTTTCTTATCCACGATAAGACAGTAACCTTTGCCAGTAAATTTAACCTCTGGACTTTGAAACAAGTCTAGTGATCTTAAAAATAATGGTAGATCATAGATAGCAAACTCGCTATCAAATTTTTCTTCTATATCAGCTTCTGCTAATATATTTCTCATGTTGGAAATAGTTTGTAACTTATTTCCTGGCTTTACTAAAATATTCATGTTAATATCACTGAAGTTTTTTAGTAACGCAATTGTATTAGTTGATAAATTCATTATCATTCACTCCTTTTCATTATTAATGGAGCGGATACCAGGTACTGCCCCTAGTTCTAAAGATTGGAAATCTCTCATAATACTTTTATACTATATCCGCATTATTGATCCTATTACAGATCAAATAAAAAGTCAAGCCTTAAACTGACTCCTTAATTTCTTTCACTTGTAAGTAAGATAAAACGTTTTCTGGAGAAGAAACACCATACGGATCCGAAGAATCGTTGATCTCTTTACCAGGTTCTACAAACATTTTCTCTATCTCACCGTCATTTATTATAGCTGCATATCTCCAAGAACGATAACCAAAACCAATGGCTTCTTTGGTAACTAACATATCTAATGCCTTTGTTAGTTCTCCGTTACCATCTGGTATCATCTTAACGTTTTTTATATTTGAAGCATGAGCCCACGCATTCATCACAAACGAATCATTTACTGAAACACAATAAACTTCATCTATGTTGTGAGAAATCTTAAAAACTTTTGCACTTGATTCATAACCAGGTAGTTGTTGTGATGTACATGTAGGTGTAAAAGCACCTGGTAAACTAAACAAAACAACTCTTTTATTGTCAAAGAGATTAGCTGATGTTACATCAACCCATTTTCCGCTTTCAAAGTTACATTCTCCTGATTCGGTCAGGTCACCAACTCTAGTTTTAAATGTTATTTTTGGTATCTTAATCATAATATAGTTTCATTATATAATAAAAGAGGAAGGAAGTCAATGCTCCCTTCCACTTTTTTTTAGTTTATTTATAGTTTGATATGTTGTCCTTTAATACCAACTACTCCAGATTCGGTAGTTTCACCACCATTATTATTATCTGGTTTCTGATTTTGCCACAAAAAACCACCTAGTTTAATGGGTAAAATCTTTTTGATCTTATCTAAATCAATATCAGTACCTGCTAACTTAGCTATTTGTTGAATCCACTCACATTCAGTATCAATATATTTCTGAGCATTTTCATTCCATTCTTCTCTTTGAGAGTATAATGCTGGTGCAGCTTTAGGTTCGTCAATGTAACCTATGATACTTACCGGATGTTGTTTATCATATTCCATATAAGTTTGTTTACAGTCACCAATAACTGATTTTAAAGTTGAATAATGAGTTACAAAAGCCAACTTACCTGTTTTTTCAAAGTTCTTATCACCTGAATAAGGTATATTGTTTTTTTCTGCATATTCTTTAACAGAGTTTAAACCTGTACCTTGGTGCCAAGTTCTAACAGGACCGTTTGATGATTTTTGAGTTTTATAAGACTTATAGATATTTCTTCTATCAGTTTCAGTCATTTCAGGAGTAACCCTTGAAATCCATTTCTTCACCTCTGATTTTTCATCTTTAATCATATCAGACTCAACAGCTTTAAGAACACCATTCACAATATCCTCTTTTGTATTTGGCGTATGTGCCTCACCTAAATGCTTATTGGATAAAAACTTATCAACAAAAACATCAACAGGTTTGCCTGCTGGTTCAACTACATCTACAATAATGGTTTCCCATTCTTTCATAGAAGCTGCCTGTGTTCTGGTAAATCCCCATTCTAGGTTAAAATACTCATCATTATCAGGATTAACTGATACGGCTATTGGTGCTTTGTCGTGTGACCAACCTATAGCCTCAAAACTACGAGCAATTGGTGTAGCGTTTGATTGTTTAACTAAATGGGTTCTTATTTGATTTTCTAATTTAGGAATTATATTTTTTAATTTTGTTATAATTCTCTTTTTAAATGTATAACCTTTTGTGTCTTTATATATCACACTAGGTGGACATTCCTTTAACGACTTATTCAAGTCAAAGTATGCTTTCATACTATCTCCTTTGCCTACTGGCTGTTAGTTTGTCTTCTTCAAATATACGGCTACTGCCTTAATGTATATCTGGCTTATATATAAGTACGTTATATTAATATACAACCCTACTTATAGAAATTCACTAGGCTGAGGATCCCTACCAGTTCCCTAGTGAATATCTATAAGTGTTAGTTTTTTTTATAGGTGAAACTAACAAAACACCATAAAGAAGCCCACTATATGCTTCTTTTTTAACGCTGTTAAGGACTTACGAGCAGCCTCAACCATAATATATATATCAAACACAAGCGTTAAATAACTAAATTATAAAAATTTTTCTCTTAATCTCTTGTTCTTTTTTGCATTAGCAATCATTTCTTTTTGCTTACGTCTTTTCTTATCTGATGGTTTTTCAAAGTGTTGTTTTTCTTTGAACACTTTTAAAAAGTTATCTTTAATAGATTTTCTTTTCATCACACGTAATGCTTGTTCTATATTATTATTTCTAACTTCTATTACTTTTTCTCTTGACAATTTATTATTCCTTTCTGTAGTGATTAATTTATCCTCTTATAACGTGGGTGGCCACTACACCACCCACAAGGATTACACTAAGCTTTAGACACTGTCTGAATCAGAGTCATCGTCTGATTCGTCTTGGTCTTCGCCAAGATCCGATTGTTGAACTAAATCTGCCTGTCTATTTTGTTCCATAATGTCTTCAACACTTGAACCAGAATCTACTTTGGTATATAGCTCTACAAACGAATTTTTTGTATCATCTTCAAATCTATTAGTACACATCTGAATCGCTTTTACTTTATTATTAAATATAGCATAAGCTTGAGTTATGTGGACTAATCTTCTTGTAGAGATAATCTCGTCAACACCACCATCAAAGTAAGTTTTTCTAATCACATCTGCCCACGTTGTAAGCTTTGTGATGAAACCTGCGTCTGTTTTACCAGCCGCCTTTAATGTATTTGTTAATATTTTTTTCTCAATAGCAACACTTGGATATTTCTGTTCAAATGTAACAGGAAATCTTTCAAGAAAAGCTTCATTAAGAATGTTTGTACCGATGAATTTACCATCTTCACTACCTTGACCTTTTGTATTGGCAGTAGCAACGATATTAAATCCAGTTTTTGGTTTAACAAACTTGTTAATTTTCTTAACATAAACACCTGATCCTTCAAGTATTGGTTGTAGACACATGATTTTATTAGAAGCTAAATCAACTTCATCTAATAATAAAAGAGCGCCTCTTTCCATTGCTTCAATCACAGGACCGTTTTGCCAAACAGTTTGGCCATCTTTAAGTCTGTAACCACCTAAAAGATCGTCTTCATCGGTCTCAATTGTTATGTTAACTCTGATCATTTCTTTTTTGGCTTCAGCACAAGATTGAATTACACCCATTGTTTTACCATTACCAGATAAACCTGTAATGAAAATGGGATAGAATCTATTAGATTTAATAATAGATTTCACATCTGTGTAGTTACCAAATGGAACAAATATTGGATCTTTTTTAGGTACAATATCACCTACTAAAGATGAAACAATATAAGCGGCTTCTGATTTAATCTCCTCAGCAACTGCCGTTTTTTTGTTTTTAACTGGCGATACAACAGGAGTAGAAATATCTTCTCCGTCTACCGGTAGTTTAAACAAAGATTTTCCTAATTTGTAATCTTTATTTTTGATTAAACATTGTGGAGCATACTTGCAACCAAATTTCTTGTTTGCCTCCTTCAATTGGTCTACTGTCAATTCTGTTGTTTTAAACATTGCGAAAGCATGTTCAACGAATTGCGTTTGTTTAGTGTTTAACATAGTGTTATCCTTTTGTTACGTTGTTTTTATCCTTTATCCTATCAGGATTTGTCATAGAAAGCAAGCCTAAAAGAAGCGTTGATACCATTACCTTTTAAGCAACCTCCTCTATGAATTTGTTTAATACCGTTCTGGAAGTGATTCTTCCTTTCATACTCTTACTGAATACTGACTTAATTGAAGCAGTTTTCGAATCATTTGTAATCGCTGATAGATCAACATTTTGAACTTTCATTGATTTACCATTAAGAAGAAAGTACTTATTGTAACCTTTGTTATGTACTAGTACTGCTTTTTCTTTTGCAAAGGTAGCTTTGATTCTATTCATCATATCATTTCTGTGATCGTAATTTTTAAAGTGTCTAACATAACTACTGATATCCCACCACTTGATTTGTTTAAGAACATAGAAACCAATTGTTTTAATACCGTGTTCTTTTTGAATTAATGTTAACATCAAATTGGTAAGTCCTTCTCTACTGTCCTCATTAACATATGATCTTTTACCAATTTTGATAACTGTTTTAACTGGTACATATGGTGCATTCTTATCAACGGCACCAACTCTACACTCATCTTTATGTTTTCTGGTAAGACCGTTCTCACCTAATATAACTTTTGCTTCACCTGTATAATTTGCACCACCGTCTGTTAGGGTAATGAAAGTCATTTTTTCTACGTTGTATTTTCTTTTAAACATAGGAACTATTTTAAGACACGTAACTAATGCTTCGTTAAGAGGTGTAGTACCAAGATTGTATTGACTAGGCATATGAAATCTACTACCTTCATAAGCTTTTTCATTATTCCAGAAAGAACTTCTAACGCTTTGATCATAACATGAACCCATATTGTAAACATACATTAAAGATTCTTCTAAATCTTTTTTCTTTGATTTATGATCTGCTAATTCAACTAGATTAAAGTTCTCTAAATACATGTCACCAGATTTGTATTTCCATACAGATTTATTTGTTGATTGACTGTACTTATCTAAACCTTGTTTATAAGAATATTCAGTAGTAAACATATATACTTTAAAAGGTATATTGATTTTTCTACAAAACATAACTAAATTTATTAATTGATCAATAGTCTTTTTAAGATCGTTTGCCATACTACCAGACCAATCAAGTAACATCATCATACCATGATTCTTCTCTGTAGGTATAATAGTTAATCTTTTAAATATATCATCACTAAATTTGTAATCTTTTAATTTTAAAGGATCAATAGTACCAGTTTTATCAGTACTAGCTCTTTTATATGCCGTAGCACTTTTTTTCATTTCAAACTCTTTAACAAGATAGTTAACTGTTTTCATGTTATCTTTGATATATTTTTTGTAGTCATTTTTTAACCACATTAAATATTCGTGTGTACCAGCATAATGCTTTTTTTCACCAGCAATATATTCTCTCATTTCAGATAGAAAAGTTTTATTAGAAATAATAACTTTCTTCAAATTAACATCTGGTAGATTAACATAGTTATAGTCACATGTTCTATCAGTTAAACTTTCTGTATTCTTTTGATATGTTTGATCAGTAACAGCAATGAATTTTCTAGAATCTAAATTGTAACCATCTTCACCCTCATCGGCACCGTTACCGTGTTCAGGTGCTGAATTAGTTGAGTTTGATTCTACTTTGTTATCTTCTTCTTTTACTTCATCTTTACTTTCAGTTTCCGCATAAGATTCATCTTTTTTTTCTTCTTGTTTTTCTTTAGACTCACCTGGTTTGATATGTTTATCAGCAAGTTTATATAACTTATCTAAAGTACTACCAGAAAAATCTGAATCCTTTTCTTTGTTTTTAATATCTTTTTTCTGCCAAGCTAACATTTCTTTTGCTAACTTAACTACACTAGTAAATGATGTAAGAGAATTAACTTTTGCTAACCATTTATTATCAGCAGTTGTAAAATTAATTTTAAGTCTTTTAGATGACTTGTAAAATACGTTGATCTTATCAATCAACATAAAGTCTTTGTTCATATCTTTGTTTTTAATACCAAAGAAATTTGCTTTGTTTAAGATATCAAAACCATTGATATAGTTTTTAACTACACCCTCATATCTTGTTTGAATTTTTTTGTCTATTCTACAATCTTCTAATACATTGATGTATGCTCTTAACTCATCATCATTTATTTTAGCCCATTTTCCGTAAGGAGTAAATAAAGCATGAGCACACTCATGGGCGATTAACATGTCATATACATCAACACTTTTAGTTTTAAAGATAGGTAGTGTTAGTACTCTATTCTTAACATCAAATGAAGCTGTCTTAACATTGTTATGTTGAATTGATATATTCTCTGTAGCGATAAGTTTAGCAAGTTGACTTTTTTGATCAAGGCTAATTTTTGTAGTGGTTTTATTTTTCATATACACTTATCCTATATGGAAAAGACAGGAAAGTCAAGCCATATAATTCGTTGTGGTTACTTGCTTATTGAAAGAACATAATGAGAACATTATATTTTCTTGTTTGATTCGTTATCTTCCGACTTGATTTAAGTACTTTTCCTTGCACTCTTCCCAATCCAAGTATATCAAATCATCATAGAAGTGTGATTCTTTGGAGAACCTATCAGTTGCTAATAGGTTTTTAATTCTTTTTGAAGCATGTTTTTCTTTCCATACTTTGACTAATCCCTCTGTAGACGAATCGAATCGTTTAATAAGACCATCATCTTTTACTTCACCTCTTAAATACTCATAAGTGTTTTCAAATAGTCTTGCAAAATAGATACCTCTGGCGTGGTCTGTTTTGATTAAAGATTTTTCTATACCCATTTTAGAATAAGTAAACATATACGATCTATTCTTGTGATCTCTTTTTAATGGTTGACCGTTGGCTCTCGTTGCTTCATACCATTCAAAGTATTTTCTAGTATGGTTTTTCTTTAACCATTGTTTAATTAGTTTTTTAGTTGCTGGTTGTGGTTCATATGAAACAGATCCCATAGTGAAACCCATACGTTTCCAATATTTTAAACCATCATATTGACTTAAAGTATTTGCTTTCGCCTTACCATATAAAGATGTTGTAGTAACTCCTACTAACTTGTCGCCATACTTGTCGTGCCATAATTTCTGTACCTGATCTGATAAACATAGATATGCTAATAGTTTACCACCTGTATAACTGTAACCTAATGGTTGTGTAGGTACAATAGAAGAACCAATTGCTGTATGATTAATCATGCCACCAAATGTTTTACTCTGTCTGTCCCAACCAATAGCACTGTCTCTAGGTGTTAAATCCATGAAGTCACCAGATATACAAATGACACCTAAATGTTTACCTGATCTATTATCATTTACATTAAAGAATAATTGTCTACCAATATTACTATTGTTTTTCATAGTAGATAAGAAAGTTCTTAATGTATTCCAGTTCTCTGATAGTTTGGCTGTTCTTACTGCTTTGCCTTTGAAATTCTTTGTACTGTCATCTGTAAATTCTAATACAGGTTCTAACTTATCATAATCTTCAGGTGATTCGGGAATCCAGATATTGTTTCTAACTGTATCTATTTGAGTTTTTTGTTCAGGTGATGTTAGTATTTTTTCAGTACCATACAATGTAGTTGATTCGGTTGTAGGGAATTTTCTATGTACTTCTTGCCACTTTTGAAATAGGGTATACTCTTGTACTGTCATCTTTGACACGTATCCCAAATCTTTTTGAATAGCTTCTGTAAGTACTCTCTCGTCTACTTGTTCAAGAGCCTCAATATCGTTTTCTTCTTGAAACTGTTTCCACTTTCTTTCAACGCCTTCTAAATCTTGCTTGGCGTGTATATCAAAGTCTTCTTTTGGTACTGCTGTCATAATGTAATCCTATCATAAACTTTCCTCAATGTCAAGCCTACTATGGAATCATCCTATTATCTACTTTTTCCATGGCTTTCTTATGTTTTTCATAAGCTTTCATCTGTTTTCCAGCTTTCTTATATGCCAAGTCTAGTTTCATTTTACTCTGTCCCTCTGTAAAATTTCTACCTAGAGTGTGTTCATGTTCATGTTGGAATACTCTACTGATCATACCGTCTAGATGTCCTTCTTGTAGTTTACCATCTTCATCTTCGTACTTTACAATAACTTTACGTGGTCTTGTAATAGATAAAAAGACAAAAGGAAAGGTTAAACAACCCTCTTTCATCACTACTTTTTCCTCACCTTGTGTGATTATCATAGGATTGAAACATGCCATTTTTAAACCATCTTCTATATGAGGGTGGTCGCCTATTACGAACATGTTGAAAGGTAAACCAACTTGATTGCAAGTTAAACCTATGCCACCATATTTTCTCATAGTAGCAAACATCTGTTCCGCTAATTCTTTTCTATCTTTAAGACCATGTTCCTTTAACATATCATCACTGAAAGGTGCTATTGCTGATTGTATTCTAGGATCCCTAGGTGGTATTAGACTATATGTTTTAGTTTTACTATAATCTTTATGTTTAGGTTCAACAACCGTTTCAGTTACTTCTTCTTTGACTTTCTCCTCGTATTTCGGACTTTGTTTATTATCTTTAGCCGATATTTTAGTCATGTTTTGTTTAGGTTTTTTCATCACGTTTTTTTGAGTACTGCCCATATTTTCTCCTTATGCTTGTTGTAGTCTTGTAAAGTTTTTATATTTTTCAAACTTAATTATATTTGTAAATTTATCAAACATTATATCTCCTTTGTGTGATATAATAAAGATATTTTCTTTTGATAGTTGAGTTATAATCTTAAAGAAATCATCTGTACCTTGACCATCTAAACTACCATCAAAAATTTCATCTAGTATTAATAGGTTGGTATTGGTACTGTTTTTCATTTTAGCTATGTGTCTCCAAGTAAATAATAATGCAAGGTCTATTCTCATTTTTTCACCCTCACTAAAGTTATTATAGTTAAAGCCGTCTCTGAATCTACTCTTTATAGTTTCATTAAACTCCTCATCTAAATGAAAAGATACAAAGAAGTCCATAGCTTGTAAGTGTTGATTGATTAAGTTATTCATAATAGGAACATACTTACGTATAATCTGTGCCTTAGCACCCTTGTCATTTAAGATTGTTCTTAATATGTCTACGTAACTTTTTTGTTCTATTATTCTATCTCTTTCTATTTTACCTTCTTCTAAATCTAAATTTAGTTTTTCTAGATGTTGTTTAATTTCTTTACCATCAACTTGTTTGTTTTCTAATAGTTTAATTTCTTCGTGTATTCTATTACTGAATTTATTAATTTCATCTAAAGACGTTTCAAATTTAGATATATCTATATTCAATTCGTTTATCTTTTGTGATACCTTATTCATTTCAGTTAATTTAATCTCTGTATTAGTAATCTCTGTTAGCAATTCGTTCATGCCTTCTTGTAGAGTTTTAATCTTTTGTTTGGTTGCCTCTATCTTATTACCTTTAAACTCGTGATCAATAGGTTGTGTGCAAGTAGGACAGTTATCGTTGTTTTCAAAAAACTCTAATGACTTTTGGTGTGTAGATAAGTTAGTTTCAATCTTAGCTTCTAGTTTAGATAACTGATTTACTTTCTTTTCTACCTTGCCTTTCTCTGCCACTTCTTCTTTATGATATCCTATCTTCTCATTTAATTCTTCTATCTTCTTACTATATGTATTATTATCTTCTTTGTTTTGATCAATAAGCTGTTTCTTACCATCTAGGTCGTTCATATTAAGGTCGGAGATAGCATTGAAGTGATTTAACTCTGTTTCATACTTGGTTTGTATGAGATCACAACGGTGCCTCATTTCTATTACCTTTTTTGCAAGGTCTGATTGTTGACTTCTTAATATTAAATCCATAAGTCCGAATACTCTTATGTCTAATATTTCTTCTACAACCTCTCGTCTGTACCTAGGTTTCATTTTCATAAAGGGTTCATAAGATGATGAGCCTAATAATACTACTTGTAAAAAAGACCTATAGTTAAGTCTCATTATATTTTGTTCTAAATACTTTTGATAATCAATACTGTTGGCGTCCTGATTTAATAACTCTCCGTCACAATATATCTCAAATATATTAGGTTTGATACCACGTATTATTTTAAATTCTTTTGTACCAACATCAAAGGTTATTTCAACAATAGTTTCCGTATTGTTTATTGAGTTTACTATTTGTTCTTTCTTAATGATTCTAAATGGTTTATTAAATAAAACAAAACAAAGGGCGTCTAGTAGTGTTGATTTACCTGAACCGTTTTGACCTACAATTAATGTAGTATGTGATTTATTTAAGTCTATCTCTATCGGTGTATTACCTGTAGATAGAAAGTTTTTATATTTAATATTTTTAAATACTATCATTCATTTGCCTCTGTATATAATTCTTTAGCAAACTCCTTTAGTTTATGTTTATCTAAATCTGTGTCTATCTGATCAATATAGTTACCTAGAAAGGTCAACGTATCTTCTCCTGAATCTAAAATGTCTGCTCTTACTGTTTGAGTAATATCATTTGTATCTTCATTAATAATTAATTCATGTACGTTTGCGTTATTATAAAATCTTTCAACTAGTCTACCATACATATCGGTATCAGTTTTTTGAGATACGAATAGTTTTACGAAACAGTTTTCATAATCTTTTAAATCTAAACCATCATAGTTTGTTTTAGTATCATCATATACCAATTTTTTAAATATAGGCATAGGGTTTTCTATTCTATCTAACTCTCTGGTGTCCGTATCAAACGTATGAAATCCTTTAGGACAGTTATAGTCTGACCACATAATTTGATATTGTGTACCTAGATAGAATATCTGGCCATCATCTGACTTCTTGTGAAAGTGTCCTGATAATACTTTTTCAAATCTTCTAAAGTGTTCTCTTTCAAATCCGTGTTCGTTCATAACTCCTTTATGCATTTCAAAACCTTTTACTTCTAAATGACCCATTGCAATTTGTGATGTAGAGTTATCAATCTGAAAGATAGTATCTTCTCTATTATCGTCACAAATCCAAGGTATAAACAACATATCTAAACCACCAATATTTACTTCGGTTGCTCTTGTATATATTTTTATATCAGGCCCTAGATTTAAGTTTTGTATGGCATTGACTTCATTTGTATTCTTATAATAGGTGTCATGGTTACCTAATATAACATGAGTATCAATATTTAATTCTTGTAATCTATTCCAGAATTTCAGTCTGAAATTGTGTGCTGTATTATGGTTTATAAACTTACGTCTATCAACGACATCTCCTAAATGCACTAATGTATCTATCTTATTCTCTATTAAATAGGGAAAAAATAGTTCATCATAAAATCTATTCTGATAATTGATGAAGTGTGGAGAATCGTTACGGCAACCAAAATGAGTATCGTTTAGTAATGCTATCTTCATACTTGACTTAACTTAAAAAATAATCTAAAGTGCTTGTCTTCTTTCTAGGTTTACGTTTCTTTTTAGATTTAACTATTTCTTCAGCAATTTTTTCTTGTGAATCCATAGGTAAATTTTTCTGTAAGTATTCCGTCATCTGATTCTTAAACTCTCGGTCTTCACCTGGCTGTAGAGCAAAGTCATCTAGATTAGATTTACTTATCAGTTTATGTTTAATTGTAACTTGCTTTTTCTCTTTTTGTATTCTTCTAATAAATGCATAGTAGATTATTTGAGTAAAGTAAGCAAAAGGATTATTTGATTTTTTACCATCAAAGTTGTCAAGATATTGTAGACAGTTTTCAATACCATCTGATATCATATCATCTTTAAATGTGTAGTTTATAAAATTAGGTCTGTATGAAAGGTGATTCGCAATCTTTAAAAAACAACTGCCAAGGTAGTTACCCACCATTGGTTTAGGCTCTTTCAATCTTATTGCTCTACGTACAGCTTTTCTGTAGATAATCATAGCCGCCAAGAACTCTTTATTATTTACGTAATGTTCTTTTTTCTGTTTGTTATTCATAATATTAATATACTATATTTTTTCTTAATTGTCAATGTTTTAAGACATTTGGAGCGGGTCAAGGGAATCGGACCCTCTACCTAATCGTTGGCAACGATTCGCTCTACCAATGAGCTAGACCCGCCTCTCAAAAATTTAGTTTCAATTACTAAATCCTAACATTGACTTTCGGTGAATTATATGTATAATGAACGGTGTAGCCGTTTGATAAGGAAGCTTGGAGTACCAGCGTCCTCTAATGGATTGTTCCTTCTTCATCATCATCATAATCTTCATCAAATATCTCGTTGATCTTCTTATTCTCGCCAGTGGAAAACTTAATCATGGGTTTCTGTTTATTATTATCCACCATTGGTATGTCATTATATTCATCAACAACTCCCATATAACTCTGTGTCATACTACTATTGGCATTTGTGATGGTCATTATCTTATCTTTTGGAATAGTTATCTTAACATCGTTAGTGTAAGCAGTCCATCTTATTAATGCAATGTAATCCTTAAATCCGGAAACGGTGATTTGAGGAACGTATTTGATTAGTAAAGGTTTTACAATACTAATAGATTTATTAGAGGTGTGCAACTGTTTGGCACCAATAGGTAAATCGCAAACAATATCATCACCATTTACTAATTTAATTATTTTAATGTTATTTTCCATTTTTCTCTCCGTTTAAATCTATGTTGTGAATTTCATAATTAAAGTCTTCGCCATTGTAAATATTTATCCGTTCTCTGAAGTGTGCCAGTGTATAGTTCTCTTTTCCATTATAACTTATGTCATCTGCTATATCATATAAGGTCGCAGCTGAATTATTATCCTTTAATCTTAAACCTCTACCAATTGATTGTAAATTTCTTACACGTGACTTACTAGGACTTGCAAAAATAATGTTGTGCAAATTCTTGATATTTATACCTGTACTAAATGTTCCATAACTCGCAACAATAATAGCGTCATCTGATTTTTCTGTAATAAATCTTATAGCTTCTCTGTCCTCTGTTTCAACTCCACCATGTACAAAGA